CTTAGTTTGATATCTTTCTTTTTAAGATTGTAGCGTTTAATGTACTTTGTCCGATGTTCCTCACACTCAAAGTAACACTTTCTAGTTTCTTTACCTTCCTTGTAAATCAGTTTCCAAGGAAAGAGATTGTATGGGAACTCTTCATTCTTTTCCATTTTTAAATCCTTTTACTGAGGGTTTAACTTTGTCCAATATTTCAACATGACTTAAAAAACTTGATGCAGTTTGAAACCAAATTACTTGAACATGCTCATAATCATCTAAGATTATTTCTTTTCCCTCAGAAAAAACTATTTTGTACCTATGTCTATTATAGGGTTCGTCTGATGTTTGAGTAAAATTTTTAATCATCGGTTGTTCGATAAAGTTTTCAATCCATCAAGAACTGTTTGAAATTTTTCTGCACGACTTCTATGATGATCTACATTTTCTTGCAGAATATCTACGATGTCGTCCAAAACATTTTCTACGGATGCATCAGAGTCAAAATACTGCTGAATTGCTTCAACAAGATATCTCCGCCGATTCCACTCCATGCTGTAGGGTTTGTAATCCATAATAAAAGTCCGTATGATGGTATTATAGGTGCTCTTCCTTCAAAGGTCAAGCTCTATCATAATCATCTTGAATTCTAATGATGTCTTCCTCATAACAGTCTCCCATTTGAGTTTCAATTAGAACTAATCCATCACCATTTGCTTCTGCTCTATGAATTGATTTCTCTGGAACATACCAAAAAGTGTTTGGATCGGCAGAATACTCAGATCCATCTAGAATAATTTTACCACCACCTTCCACAACCACCCAATGTTCGCTTCTGTGATTGTGATACTGTAAAGAGAATTTTTGATAAGGATCAACTACAATTCGTTTTACTTTGTATTGTGGATGATCTAATAGGACTTCATAGTGCCCCCAAGGTCTATGAGTTTTGTTCATCTTCCAGTTCTTTTAGATAATCGATCCACCATTGAGGATCTTTTCCCATTTTCCACTGAGGAACATCTAAACCACGCTCAGAATACCACTCAAAAAGGGCATCATCGATAATCTGTTTTACTTCCATATTCCTCGTCCTCTTCATCAACGTCTTCATATGCGTTTTCCACATAAGGTCCATGTGGTCGTTTGGCATCTTCTCTGACATATTCTTGTTCAGCGTTGACGGCAGACACCCATACTGCGAGTTTCATTACTATGTAGATAATTGCTAAGGGTAAAAAACAAGCAACCAGGATTAAAGGTTTCATTCCTCAATCTCCCAACACTTTTGGAATTTGTCTCTTAACTCATTTAGTTTAGTTTGTTCCTGAAACTCCAAAATGTAACCATTTATTTCTTTTTCCTCACTTGTCAATTCCATACGATACTTGAGTTTAGTATCAACAAGGCGCACCATATCCATGTAGAATGTAGTACCTTTGTTGATAAACTCTTCGTAGGTCATATAATTGACTTTTGCTGGAAATATTGAAGAGTTTCTTTCAGACCGCCAATGTGCTTATATCCAATGTTAATTTGTGGATATTCTGCACTTTTACCAAACTCAGATTCAAATCCTCTCTGAGTAAAATGTTCATTGAGTCTGTACTCAAGAAACTCACCACCAAGAGATTTCAAAAGAGATGTGATTCTCTCACATTCTTGACTACCATTGGAATAGATTACTGCTGTTTCGTTCATTCTTCCTCCTTATACTCAATAACAATTCGTTTAGTTAGATTTCCTCTACTATCAACGACTGTTTGATCAGTAAGTTCACCTTTCAGTTCCTCCGCAATTCGATGAAGTCTCCACCAAGGAACGGTCTTTTCTCTTTTACCTTCTACCATTTTACTCTGTTGGTCATCCCAGATATAGTTATGAACCTTTCCATCTTTATCAATAACTTGATAATCAACCTCAGTCACGTTGCCTCCAATCGTCAGGTCTTTCTTCGTTAAACCAATCTACAATCTCATCGGCACTACCAAAACCAGTGCGATGATTTGATGGGTCAGGGTCACCTAAACCCATCTTATTCATAAAGTCGTCCATACTACCTTCCACCATATCGGGGTTAGCAGCACGCCCTCTTGCTCTTTTAAGCATCTCTCTGGCGGAAGTATTTGCTTTACCAAGTTTTTCCGCCCAGATCATATCCTCAAGTTTGACTTCTTCTCCATTCGCAATACACTTACAAATGAACTCAAGTCTGAGTCTGTATTGTGTAGAAAGCATGTTATTCTTTCTCTTTATCTGTATTTATTTTCGCCATTATTTCTTTTGCTAGTTTAAGAGAACGACGGTATATGAGATATTTTACCACAGGATTTTTAGGATTGTGTACTATCCACCACCACTGGTGTTGAATGTATGCCTTTGCTAACCTTGTGACATAAAAAAATGCAGCGGCAACGCTATCATCAGTTACGATGAAGTATGCAACTACCGCAAACAATCCGAAAAGTATTATATGTGCTGAGTCCATTAGTTGAACTCCTCATTTCTACGCTCGTCCAAATATCGAATTACTTCATCTCTCCATTCCATCAACTCATGAAAACACTTTTGGTTGTGAGCACATTGTCGGAGTTCGTGATCTGGTTTAAGAACACTTTCGTAAAACAGACCAAGTGCGTCACGACGCTTTTCGTGTTTATCAGTCATAAGAACTCCTCAAGAGTTGACGTTTGCTTTTTTTGGATTTTAATCTGCTTCTTGATAAAGTCAACAGATTGTTTATAAGTCTTAAACTCTCCAACGTGTTTGCCATTATGTATAATTGCAAACCCTTTTTTCTTTCCAGCAAACGGAATTGCTGCCCACATTCCATCATTTGTTACATAACCTAAAGGATCTCCTGGTTTAGGATCAAGAACTCCTGGTCGTTCGATGAAAGGTTTCTGAAACTTCATACAGCAGTCACACTCACAACTTTAGCATTAGGATTGCGGGCAAGTGCAACCTGACGTGCTTCAGCATAATCTCTAGCATGAACTTGCTCAGTAAAAACTTGACCTGCAACGTAGAGTTTGACGGCGCATTTCATGGTGGTGTTCCTTTGATTACCTAGTAATTATAACAGGGAGGGGTTTGAGGAGTGGTGTGCTTTGTGACAGTATCAGCGGCGGACCACCGATACAGCAGGCATACCCTGATTAAAAACGGTGTCTACCACCGCCTGAACGCTCTTGGCGGTGCTGATGCCCACCTTATCGTAAACAGGCACGCACACTAGTCCAAACGTCTTCTCAGCGGCACCCAGGCGGATGACACGCCCAATGCTCTGAGAGATTCCGATGTAATCCATGTTCCGCATGAACAGGACCGCTTCCAGACCGCTGACGTTGATGCCCTCGCTCAGGATGCTGTGATGGAGAACCACGAACTTCTTAGAGGGATCCTTGCCCCAGGCATTCAGAGTATCAAAGAATACCTCACGGTTGACCTTCTGACCGTCGATGATAGCACCAGTCTTGCTAGTGATATACATGCAGGAGTAACCACGCTCAGACAACTCTTTGCGGAAGTCAGACTCACTCAGCAGTTTAACAATCTGCTTGGTAGAACGAGCACAGATAAGAATCTTATCCAGACTATTCTCATCAATGGTATCCAGCAGGTTCTGAGAGTCACGGTCAGCAATCATCTGCTTGTCCTGAACCATATCCAGTTGCTTCACAACAACCTTAGGAGGAAGGATATAACCTTCTTCTACCAACTTAGGAGCAGGAACGTTACAGATAACAGGACCATAAACCTCAGGATCATTCATCCCAGGTTTGGAAACAGTGAGAGAATGCTTAGGAGTAGCAGTAAAGAAATAGCAGCGATCAGCACTAGCAGAGAAGTGCTCCGTAGCAGGGAAAAAGTTACGTTGGACCGAATTGTGCGCTTCATCGAAGTAAATGGTATTGACCTCAACATCTGCCTGCTGCAGACGATGCAAAGAATGATAGGTGGTGAAGATGATTACATTCTCACCAGCAGTCCGTGCAGTATTGACGAACAGGTTGATCTTACTAGGGTTAGTAGTAGAGAAGTGATGAGTTTCACCGCTGTGAACGTGAAGAATATGGGTGTTGGTGGTATCAATAACTTCCAGAAACTCAGAGCACAACTGCTCAGCAAGAAGAATACGAGGAGCAACTACAACAATAGTGTTACCATTATCAATATATTTCTGATTCTGAATGATGTCGTAGATCATACAAAGAGTC